CCCTTGGATTTCCTTACCTGTGTACGAATAGTATTTCTCACCTTTTTTGGTCAGTTGCCCCCAGGCAATTAGTTCTATTCCGATGCTCAACTTGTCCAAGTTAAGGTAACTCAACCCGTTTTCTTTGAATACGGAGTTGGGCAGTCCTAAATGGTAAGCCCAAAATTGTGAGCCAAAACCTTGCTTAATTGAACCGTCACGATCAATTACAACACAAGTTGCAATGCGTGGTTTATCTTTACCCCACCAACCAAATACATCATCACCCTTACCAGTACCAGCTGTGTGGTGTAGGTAGATTTGAGTTTTGTTGGTTGCCTCTTTGTAATAATCGTTAAATGGTATTTGTGTTATTTTCATCTGCCTTGTCCTTTATAAGCCTTGCTTGACTTGTGTTTGTTAACGTGTTTAGTATGCCTTCCCAATTTTGATTTGGGCTTCGACTTAAAACTACTGGTTTGCGTTGTTTTTGCCATTGGTGTATTTGTCTATAACCGTGTAACCCAACGAGAATATTGTGATGAACTCCACCGCTTCAACCAAAGGATCAGTATTGTAGTAAACCAAACTGCCAAAAAGCACCAAAGCGCCAAAAATACCAACAAACCTTTTGGATGAAAATTCGCCCTTGTCACCTTTGAATAACTCACTTATTCTCATAGAAATATTTTTCAATTAAAAGACTATCGTTAACGGCTCTGATTTCCTCTAAAACTATCGCAGCACTATCGCACATCATTTCGGAGTGGTGTATCTGCTCTTCGGCTTTTTGCTCAATATCAGGTTCAATTGCAACCGCCATAATTAAAGCGATAAGCGATAACGCGTATAGAAATTTCATATCGTTCCAAGTTTTTTATAAATGCTTATTTCAGTAATTAACGCAGAACACAATGAATCTTGCGTTTTTAACATTTTTGACATCTTTTCTAACTTCGCCTCGCATAACTCCAACCGCTGCTCACATCGGTCATTGATGGCTTTGCTTTGGCGTTCAGCACGGTAATAAAGCACACTCACAACGACCAACATCAAGAATGTTATTGCCTTGGCCGGATCGCTCTTAAATTCGTCAAAGGTTATTGGTAGTTTCATTAGCGGTTGTATCAGTTAGTTTCATTTATTAAAATCCATTTTTGTTGTTGTTCATCCCAAATATAGATACCTCCATCAGTTGGATAAGGTAAAGGTGATTGCCAAATGCAATTATCATCAAGTATCCAAGATGGATAAGGTTGCGGACTTGAAAAATTATCTTTATCAGGGTAATAAATAAATCCAATTCCAGCAAAATTATGCCCTTTAGTGTTATAATAAGTCCTAACCCATTTCCCTCCAAATGTTTCAATACACCATTCAACGCTATCAGCAACGATAACACGCTGAACTAAATTGTTTTTAATTTCTGCTACTTGCATAATTATTGATATTTATAACGAATTATAACTATACCACTTCCGCCATTACCACCGTTTGCAGCATTTTGCAAATACATTGCACCACCTCCACCGCCAGTATTTGCTGTTCCGTCTGTTGCTGCTGGACTTACTGTTTCTTTTTCACCATTACCACCACCTCCTAAACCACCGAGACCTCTTGCTGTAGCACCACTTCCACCTCCACCACCTGCATAATACAAAGAAGTTCCACTAATTGCATACTGTAGACCAATACCACCCGCACCTCCAGTAGCCCCTGGATTAATTGCATTTTGACCTACTGCGCCTGCACCTCCTCCTCCGCTACCACAATTAGTACCAGTATTAGCTCCACCTCCATTATTCCCTTGTCCACTTGTTGCAGTTCCACCAATAGCAGATGCACCATTCGCACCCCCACCACTTCCGCCATTTTTTCCATCATTTGAACCATTAACACCACCGCGACCTCCTCCCACTGCTGTTAATCCATCATAAGTGGTATTATTTCCATTTGTATTACCTCCATTAATTGATGTTGGTTTAGCACCTCCCGAACCAATAACTATAGAGTAGTTTTGAACGGATACGCTTCTTGAGGCTGCATATATTAAACCTCCTGCACCTCCACCTCCTCCAGAAAAATTACCACCACCGCCGCCACCTGCAATAACTAATGCCTCAACTGTTGCACCAGCAGGTGCTGATGTTACATCAAAATTACCACTACTTGTAAAGGTGTGAATTTTATAATTTCCATCATAGGTAATTGTGCCACCTGTTGCAGAAATAGGTACAAACTGAACTATCTGACTCCCAACTATCCCGTGTGTTGCTAATATCATGCTACTATATCTCCAAATAAATACCACTCATTTTCCGCTATCTTTATCAAAGTAGCACCGCTATACTGCACGTTTAATTTCAACTTACCTCCGTTGCTTCTAACGGTCACTCCACTTGTTGCAACTACGGTTGTTTGACCTGCTCCGTATTGGGCAAGTAAAATTTGAGTTCCCGTTGGAAATGCAACCGAAGAGTTTAAAGGGATAGTCAAGTTATTCGCACTACCTACGTTCATTTCAACCAACTTGTCAGCATCAGATAAAACAAGGGTGTAAGATGCGGTTTGGCGGTTGGTTGTAATTAGTTTATTTGTCTTGGTGTCAAGTGCCGTTTGTGTAGCCGTTGATACGGGTTTGTTTGCATCACTTGTGTTATCTACATTACCCAAGCCAACATCAGATTTGCTTAAATCAATATTACCCGAACCAAGCAAACTTTGTCCTTCAAGTGTTTTGATATTTGTTCCACTTACAAGGGTGTCTTGTTTTGATCCCGCTAAACCGCTATACTGCGAGTTTGTCGCATTGTCACCGCTATTTGTTCCGCTTGTGTTACCTATTACGGTTAATTGTGCATCAGTTACATAGCGTTTATTGCTGCTATCTGCAATGTCTGCCGTTGTAGCATCTGCCCCAGCAGTTACTAAACCTTTTGCATCGTAGGTGATTTTGGTTTTTGTTGCTCCTGTGATTGCAGCGTTTTCGTCTACTTTACCATCCAACTGAGTTTGAATTGCAGAGGTTACACCGTTCAAATATTGAAACTCAGTATTGCTTACACTTCCGTCACCCAATTTCGCAGCGTCTATTCCTGTGCCTAATTTAGCATTTGACACAACACCATTATCAATAGTCCAAGTTGCTCCGCTACCTGACACGGTTATATCTCCTTTGTCACCGTCGGTAACACCACCACTTGCAGCCGCAATAGTGATTTGATTTGTGCCGTTATCGGTGATGGTTACATTTGCACCCTCTACCAATGTAATCGCACCACTTAACCCGTCAAGGGTAGTAACTCCACCACTTCCCGAAATGGTAATATTTCCACTTCCTAAAAGTGATTCGTTATTGATGGTTTTGATATTGCTTCCACTTACCAAAGTCGGTTGAACGGTAACTGAACCAGTTGAACCATTTACACTTTGAACTGGGCTTTGAGCCGCTATTTGGGAAATACTTATTTTCTTGGTTGTATCATCACTCACATCCACAATGGGAAGCACATCCGTAGAGGCTACCGTGGTAATTGCCGTGAGTTGACTTATCTTTTGGTCTGGCATAATTAATTAACGATTTAAGGTGTTTTTGTTATAGGTCCGATTCCTTGCGCCCACAAAGTTCCATCACAACATTTAACACTATATTTTAAAGTGTTTTTGCAGAGGCATCCACGTTTTGAACTTGGTGGTGATGACCTTGATGGGGTTTCTTTTAAAACTTTTTGATTAGCCATAATAAAATTGAAATTAATGCTATCAGAATAACCCAAGGATTCCAATCTTTTTCTTGCATTATCACTTGTGGTACATTTACGGTTTTAGTGATTTTAATTGTGTCAGGGCGTTGCTTTATGTATGTACGAATAACATCGTGGTCACGATAAATTTCAACCCTCACGCTACCCGTATCAATAATGATTGTATCGTGTACTTCCGTTTCAAAAGTTTCATAAATCTCTACCGAATCCGTATAAATGATGGTATCTAATTTTACTACTTGTGGTTTACAAATTGCCCCATCTTTTTTACAGGCTTGTTTTAAGTGCCATTGAGCCGAGCAAGATGATAGCAATACCATCAACACAACTGCCTTGGCAAATAAAAAGGATTTCACGGGCTTGGAAGCCTTGATTTCCTTATACACTTTCTCCAACTTTTCCACCTTGTCGGGCTTCGGTTTGTATGGTTTTTTCATAGATTCCATCCTGTGTAGTTACTTGGATCTTGGTCGGGGTACATTCCACTTTGTTGGTCTTGTGTAAATTCAGGGAATAGTTGAGGATAATAATTTAAATAACTCACCGTCTTTTGACGGTAGGTTTCCGCAATATCCCTTTGACGTTTCACAATCATATCAATCTCAACCCTATCAGGTAACTGCGTGTTTTCGGGTGTATTTCTAACTATTCCAGCGTTACTTATCTCATAGCCATGGAATAACAAAAAGTCAGCCATCGCATAGTGAATGAGCATCGGTTGTAGGTATTGATTTACCAAAGTCAAATAGTTCCCAGCAAGGGTGTTTCCTTGCACCTTGGTTAAGATTGACCGATACAAAGCCGTGCCACACACCTCTTGGATTTGGATGTCTTGGGCTATCTTTATAAAAGGTGTAACCTTGTCAATATCCACATTGCCACCCAACTGGGTGTATTTAAACAAGTGGTCTTTGGTTATTAAAAGTACATTATCGTTTGCGTACATTTCTATTTATTTTTTAAACTTCCTCGGTTCGGTAAATCAATGGTTTTGGTGGATGCGGTTTGCCAATCAGGTGGTGAAAAAGGTACACCAGCTGCATCCGCACTTTGGTTACTTACCCTTTTGTAATTATCCAAATCTTTGATGGCTTGGCTTTTCTCTTCGGGTGTTAATGGGATAAATTTACCACCACTTACACGTTTACGCATATAAGTCAAGCGATACCATTGATGCTTACAATTCACGCCCCCTTTGTACTTCCAAATGGAGTAATTAGATTTTCCACTTGGTGCAAATTGACCGTTAACCCCATCATCGCCCATCGTATCAATGTCCTCTCTTCGGTAAACCACGCCCATCTTGGCATTGGCAACCATATCTTTGCAGAATTGACGAGAATTACCACTTGCACTCATTGGGGCGTATCGGTAGCGAATCAGGTAAACTCCTTTATCATCCTTGCTTTTATCTTCTGGGTTGGCAAATCGTTTGAAAAACTTGTATTCGTTGTCATCAGTAACGGGGCTTTCATCAATTAATTCAAACTCCTCACCGATAACTTCGCCTTTGTCTTTCAAATAGTCCAACCATTCATTCTCTATTTCCTCGGTAAATTCGGGTAAGTCTGCACTTAACTGCAAATTTTTAACTTTGGTTTCAGCCCAACTGATTCCTGAATCACCTCCCCAAGCATCCCACATCAATCCACCACATCCCTCGGAATATGGCACATCTTTGTTTTGTTGATGCCTACGGAAAGCCGCCATTCTTTTAACGGTCTCGATTGATATAGGTTCTTTATTGGCTAATTGGTGCGCCCTTGCTTTACCTACGTTTGTACCGCAGTCACCCCAACCGTGTTGCATCACCCATTTTAACGCCCTTTTAGCGTTGTTGGATGCACCTTCGGGGTAATCGGTAAATGATTCTTCAAGTTCTACCTTCTCACCTTTAAAATATGAATAACAAATCGCAGCCGCTTGATCCGCATCCTTGCCCTCTTTAACGACAACAGGGATGCAACGTGCTAAAAAATCATTTTTGCTCTCACTTGGGTTAGGTTTAACTAATTCAACTTTACTGAACCCAAATTCTTTTTCTTTGGTTTCTTCGTTTACTACCTTACCCGATAAATCAGTAAATTCCAAAGGCTGCAATGTCTTGAAATAAATGTCCAAGTTGTAACCATTGGCATTCATTATCTTTCTCACACCATCTAAAAGCAATCTTTGGAAAGGTCTTATAACGGTGTTATCAAATAAAATAGATGCGGTTTT